GCATGTCGCAGCGCTTTGGCGTGAAGCGGCGGCTCTGGTTCGTAAACATCTTTTCAACTAACAAAAGCGCCGCCCGGATGCTGGCACATCGCGGGCGGCGGAACGACAACCACGAAAGAAGGATACCATGGAAACACGAACAGAGCAAATCGAAAGGCTGGCGGGAACCATCCTGCGGCTCAAGGAAGACGAGAACAGTATCGCCAAGGGACGTGTAGCGGCAGAGGAAGAGCTTGCCGCGCTCATTGCCACCAAGGACGAGGGCACCGACACCGCCAAAACCGGCATGTTTAAGGTCAGCGTCACGTCGAAGCTCAACCGGACCTTGGACTACGAGGCGTACCAGGCCATCGAATCGGGACTCCCGGAAGGAGTGCGCTGCGTCGACCTCAAGCCGAGTCTCAATCTCAAGAAACTGCGGGCGCTGGAGATGGTGGACCCTGCGCTACCGGCAACCTTCATCACCACAAAACCGGCGAAGCCGAGCGTCAAAATCGAGGTGATTGATGGAAATTAAAAAAGTCAAACAGACCGTCACCGGCCATGGGAATTTCATTCTCTACGGCCCGAGCGGCAGCGGTAAGACCTACTCCGCTGTGACCATACCGGGAAAGACGCTGATCGTGTCAGCGGAAAAAGGGCTCCGCACACTGGCCGAGCTTGCCCCGGATATGGATGTTGTCGAGGTCAGCACCATCGACCAACTGAAAGAGGTCTATGAGTTTCTTTCGACCTCCAAGGAATACCAGACGGTATTCATCGACAGCCTTTCCGAGGTGGGCGAGTTCGCCCTGTCTGAGGCCAAGAAGTCCACCAAGGACGGCCGTCAAGCCTACATGATGATGGCCGATACCATCGCCGCAATGATTGTTGCGTTTAACAGCCTGCCTTGCACGGTGATCTTTATCGCCCAGGAGGATCGGGTGGCCTCGGAGTTGGTCGGCCAGGTTGATTACTGCTACGCGCCGTCGATCCCCGGAAAATCCTTTATGGCAAAAGTTCCGTACAAACTCGATTTTGTCTTCTGCTTGCGGACCCGTATCAACGAGGAAGGCGTCATTGAGCGCCGGTTCCAGACCGGCATGCACGGCGACTATCTTGCAAAAGCCAGAAGCCAACGGCTCGATGTGTTCGAGTCGCCGGACTGGTCGGAAATCTTCAAAAAACTCGCATAGGAGGTATGCACAATGGCTGATCTCACACCGCTTCAATTCAACCCTGCAAACACCGAGGACATGGGCGACGGCTTTTCCGTGGTCCCGCCCGATGTCTACAACGTCATGATCGTCGAGAGCTCCGTGCAGGACACCCGCAAGGGCGGCAAAATGCTGGTGCTCAAGTACCAGATTTGCGACGGCCCGCACGTCTCGGCCACGCTTACCGACCGCCTGAACATCCAGAACAGCAGCGAGACGGCGCAGAAAATCGGGCTGTCCCAGCTGAAAAACATCTGCGATGCCATCGGTTTCGCCGGCCAGCTCAAGGACTCCAACCAGCTGCACGGCAAGCCGTTTGCCGTCAAGGTCATCGTTGACGAGTTCGAGAGCAACAAAGAGCCCGGCAAAATGCTGAAGTCGAACAAGATCGAAAAGCGCATGAGCAAGGCGGCCGGGGCCGCTCTCAAAGCTGGTGGTGGAGCTTCAACCCAGCAACCGACCGAGCAGAAAAAAGCTATGGGGTGGTAGGCCATGGCGGATCTCTCATTCCTGCAGAGCCAGCCGGGAACGGTTGACGCTATCAATCTGTGGTACGAGAGCCAGAGGAGGCCCCGGGGATACCTGGGGCTATCTCAGGCGGGCCACGATTGTGGCAGGTTCTTGTGGTATGCGCACCACGGATATGCCGGAAAACCGATTGAGGGGCGGATTTTGCGGCTCTTCCAGCTCGGCAACGTGATCGAAGGACAGATGGTTGCCGACCTCCGCGCCTGCGGGTTCACCGTCTACCACCAACAGCGAGAGGTGGTGTTCACGCAAGGCGATATCCGGCTTGTCGGGCATATCGACGGGATTGTCGAGGGGTTGATTGAGTCGCCGGCGACGCCCCATCTTTTCGAGTGCAAGAGCGCCAGCAAAAAGAAGTTTGACGAGTTGGTAAAACTCGGAAGTTATGCCAAGTGGAACCCGGTTTATACCTGGCAAGTGCAATTTTATATGCTCGGGCTGAAGCTCAAGCGGGCAGCGGTGTTCGTTTACAATAAGGACAACAGTTCCTTGTATTTTGAGCGTATCAAACTCGACAAGGAGGCCACCATTGAAAGACTGCAATGGATCTTCGACGCCATCGGCCAAGCCGAGCCGCCAGAGCGCAAGTGCAAACGGGCCGACGCCTGGGACGCGAAATTTTGCGACTTTTACGGAGAGTGCTTTCCTATGTGCGGGGTGCCGCAAAAAGGTTTGTGGTGAGTCGCTTTGTCAGGAGTGCCTTCAAAAGATGATGGGGATGGGATGCAGCTTTTGCACGATACGAAAATAGAATCGATCATCATCATGATCCCACGCGACTATCAAATCCGCACCCTCGACGAAGCATGGGAGGCGATGCAATACCAACACAATGTGCTGATCGTCGCCCCATGCTCTGCCGGGAAGACGATACTTTTCTCGAAGCTGATTCAGCGGCTTTTGCGCGAGAATCCATCTTTCCGCGCGCTGATCCTCGTTGACCGGGAAATACTCGTAACCCAATCCGCCAACAAGCTGCGCAAGGTGGCGCCGGAACTGGCCGCATCGATCGGCATTGTCTGCGCCAGCGTGTCGAACCAGAAGGATTATGACTTGCCGGTGACGATTGCCTCCCGGCAGTCGCTTGCCGGCAACCTCGACCGCTTCCCTCCGGTGCAAATGGTGATTGTCGACGAGGCGCATCTGATGGCGGTACCCAGCGACACGGACCCAATACCGGACCAGTATGCCAAGATCATCGGCAAGCTCCGCGAATACAACCCGGCGATGCGCATGGTTGGTTGCACCGCCAGCCCGTACCGGCTTGGCGTAGGCTATATCCACGGCAACCGCAACAAGCCGGGGTGCATCCCATACTGGAGCCATGTTGACAGCACCATCACCACCAAGGAATTGCTTGCCGGTGGCTACATCGCGCCGCTGATCGGCCGTATCAGGGCCAGCGATACCCTTGCCACCGACCTACAAAACGTCTCCATGGTCGGCAGTGATTTCAACCTCGGCCAGCTCTCCGATGTGATGATGAAGGTGGTTCACGTCCAGAGCTGCGTCGACGCTTACCGGGAATACGCCAGCGACAGAAAAAAGACGCTTGTCTTTGGCGTCACCATTGAGCACGCATCGGCTGTCGCCGATGCGTTCAAAGCGGCAGATATAGAGGCTTGCGCCATCCATAGCAAACTGTCTCCTGTCGAGTTGTCGGCCCGCATGACTGCGCTGGAGGCGGGCACCATGCCGGTATTCACCAGCGTTGCAAAGCTCACCACAGGCATGGATGTTGTCGATATCGATTGCATCATTCTGGCCAGGCCGACGAAAAGCACGGCCCTTTTCCAGCAGATTGTCGGGCGGGGCCAGCGGTTATCCGAAGGGAAAACCGATTGCTTGGTGATCGATCTCGTCGGCGCAACCCGCGAGTTCGGCACCGATATGGACAATCTCAAGGTCAATATCCCCACCTCTGCCGGTGGCCAGGGGATTCATGCGTCGCTGCGCTACTGCCCGCATTGCAGTTACGAGTTCCCGAGCGGCGGGATTACCGATGGCGACGCTGGCCCGATGAAAGAGGTGAAGTTCAACGAGCGGCAGCCACCGGAAACCTGGGATGTGACCGGCGTAAAGTACCGCGTTCACACATCGCGCACCAGCGGCAAAGACATGATCCGCGTCATTTACGAGTGCGGCGGTTCGGGCATGTATCGCGAGTTTTCCGAGTACATTTGCCTACCTGATTTTTATGATGGCTACGCAGTCACCAAGGCCAGAAAATGGTGGGAAGAGCGCACCGGAGAAGCGTTCCCGGAAAATATCGACGAGTTCATTTTTCTATCCGGGACGCTCGAAGAACCGGCGCAGATAGTGGTGGATAAGGACGGGAAGTTTGACAGGATAATTGAGCACAAATGGGAACGCGAAGAAGATGAAGGCGAGCCCTTTGTGCCGGATTTGAGCGGCGATGTGCCGTTTTGACAAGGGGCGAATGATGGGAAAATTTAAGGATCTCGGCAGCCAGGTTGGCGAGTTGGTGGACACCAAGCAAGCAGCGTATGGCGATAGCTTCACCAAAGCTGGCGCGGTCATGCGGATACTCTACCCTAACGGTATAGCGGTCAATCAGATTGACGATGCTCTGTGCCTGGTCCGCATTATCGATAAAATGTTTCGCATCGCCACCAATAAAGACGCGCTCGGCGAATCTCCATACCGCGATATCTCCGGCTATGGGCTGCTTGGTGTGGCGAAAGATGAGAAAAAAGTGATCGAGGCAAACAGTTAGCATCTTAATATGGAAGATTTCGACTTTGGAGACTGAATAGCGATGAAACGAATCTACATTGCATCACCATATACCATCGGCAACCAGGCCGAGAATGTCAAGGCGCAGATGGACGCAGCGCACAAGTTGATGGAAGCAGGGTTTGCACCGTTCTGGCCGCTCCACTCTCATTTCTTGCAC